TCTTGACATAGGACAGGATACACAAGAAACGGCATCTTTTGGTGATCAGTGGAAAGAGTTTGTCGGAACTCTTAAGGAGTGGTCTGGCTCTTGTAGTGGTAGGTGGGATCTCACCGATACTACGGGACAGAAAGCTATGCAGGATGCACTTCTCGGCGGTACAACGGTATCCTTAAAACTTTATCTGGATGCTACCAAAAATTATAGTGGGACTGCATTGATTACAAAGGTCTCTCCAAAAGCAAGTGTAGACGGAGTAATGGAAGTGACCTTTGACTTTCAGGGAACTGGCGCAGCAACATATAGTGCCACTTAAGGTGGTGATTTAATATGTCTGTTTTTACTGGTTATGGCGCAAATGTTTATCTTGCAAGTGGAACCCCCGTCGCTTTCACTGACGAGGCAATGACAAATGCTGGCGATAATAAGACATATACCATTACAAACTCTACGAAGCGATTTTGGAGCAGGGCAACCCCTGTAACAGTAAAGAAAAATGGTTCAACTATAACGACTGGCTTTTCTGTTCAGTACCCCGGGGGCAAGGTTGTATTCACTACCGCAAACCAGCCAACCGATGTGATAACCGTTTCTGGGCAATACATACCCGTATCACAGCTTGGAGACGGTAGAGAATGGTCTCTTGATATTAGTGATGACACACAGGAGGTTACCACTTTTGGTTCACAATGGAAAGCTTTTGTTGTAACTAGAATAGGTTCTTCTGGAAGTATAACGCACTTCTGGAATGACGGTTCTTTTCTATCACTGATGGGCAGTCTGATGGGGTTTGAGTTACAGGTGACTAGCTCTAATAAATATCAATTCTATGGTTATTTTACTAAAGATTCTATTAAAACTGCCGCTGATGGCGTAATAGAGGAACCGTTAGATTTCACTGTAGATGGTAATGTCTATTATGGCTAGAAAAACTGGTCTTGAAGTTATTCAAGGAGGTAAGATGGATCTTAGAGAAAAGATTCTAAACACGGAAGATATTCAGGAACAAGTAGTTGATGTCCCTAAATGGGGTGTAAAAATACTGGTAAAAGAGCTTAACGGTAGACAGAGAGACAAGATTATGCAGAGTGCAGTAGATTCTAAAGGAAACATTAATTTCGAGAAGATGCATTCTGAAGCCATTATAGCTGCGTGTTATGACCCAGAAACTAAGGAAAAGCTGTTTGAGGAAACAGACAGAGACCAACTTATGGAAAAATCTTCTGCGGCGATAGACACTATTTATAACGTTATTGCAGAAATGTCTGGGTTAACCAAAAAATCAGAGGAAGTAATAGAAAAAAACTAAGGAATAATCCCGAGCGATTCTTTTATTTTGTGTTAGCAGAAAAACTTGGAATGACTGTAGCTGAATTGCTCGGGAGGATTTCTTCCTATGAATTGAGTGAATGGATGAAATATCTCGAAATAAAAGCAAAAGAAGAAGAGAAAGCTAGTAAGAGGCGTTCAAGTCCAAGACCAAGCTTTAAAGGAGGTGGTATGGGTTAAATGGATGTAGGGTCAATTGTAACAAAACTGGTTTTAGATGCAAAGGAATTTGTTGATGGAATAAAAGAAGCTCGTGATAAGCTTACGGATATGTCTGAAGAGGCAAAAAAAACTACCACCTCTTTTGAAAACGTTGCAGGGCATATGGAATCGTTCGGGAAACAAGCTAAAGATCTTGGCGACAAACTTTCTGTCGGTGTATCCCTTCCACTGGCTGGTGTTGCAACTGCAGCTATAGAAATGTCAAATAAATTTAATGAAGCTATGGCGAATGTAGCTACACTTATACCCGGAAACGAAGCAAGAGTAGAACACTTAAAAGAAACTGTTCAGTCTTTAGCAAAAGAGAGTGGGAAGTCAACGGATGATTTAGCTAAATCTTTATATCAGGTTATTTCTGCATTCGGGGATACGGCACATACTGAAGATATGCTCACTGTCGCAACAAAAGCATCAGAGGCTGGGTTATCTTCCACGAAAGAAGCAGTAGACCTCTTAGCCACTGCTATTAAAGGATATGGTCTCCAAATGACAGACGCTCAAAAGGTGTCTGACTTTGCATTTGAAACAGTTAAGTTAGGAGTGACCACATTTGGAGAGCTTGCTGGTTCAATGGGAAGAGTTATACCAATGGCTGCCGCCTTGAAAATAAAGCAAGAAGAACTATGGGGTGCTATGTCAACCCTTACTGGGGTTATTGGCAATACTGACGAAACAACCACTGCATTGCGTGCAACTTATCAGGCATTCCTTAAACCTAGTGATGAAATGGCTACTGCACTTGGGAAAATAGCCGATCCACTAATACAACAGGGTAAACTTACTGGAGACCTAGTAAATCAATATAAGGCTACTCAAAAAGAATTGTCTACATATATAGTTAAATTAGAAGAAGCTCAAAAGGCTCACGATACCTCCAAAATTAGTGAATATAAGGAAGCCATAAAGGATACTGGAAAAGAATTAGGAAAGATAGAGTCTGGGTTTGGTCCAGCAATTATACAAACGTTAGGTTTTCAAGGTGCCCTCAAGGCTGTTGCGGAGCAAGCTGGAGGGAATACTGCTGTGCTGTCAGATATGTTTGGGGAAGTAAGAGCTTTAAATGCTGTTTTAGCCCTCACTGGTCCACAAGCTGAGATATTTACAGAAAAGACAAAGAAAATGTATGAAGTGAGCGGCGCAACTACTGAGGCATTTAAAGAACAGACTGAGGGAATAAATAAAACTGGCCACGAATGGGGAAAACTTAAAGAACAGATGGAAGTATTGATGCAGAAGATTGGTGATTCTTTACTCCCTGCATTTTCTCGTATTATTACCGCTATTTCTCCTTTAATAGAGAAAGTTGCTGGGCTTGTAGATACATTCTCTAAACTTCCAGCCCCCATACAAAATATTGCATTTGCTTTTGGAGGGCTAGTAATAGCCAGTGGACCTGTCCTTTCAACTGTTGGCAGAATGTCTGAGCTATTTGCGACTCTAATCAAAGTGGGTGGTGTTTTGTCAGGTGTAATAACCGCAGTAGCTTCTGCATTTGCTCCGATGAAAGCGGCTATTTTAGGATTAATTCCCATACTATCTACACCACCAATCGGTCTTATAGTTTTGATTGGTTCACTTGGATTAGCACTAGTAGAGCTATATAAACATAACGAAAAGTTTAGAAACTTTGTAAACGGTATTATAAGTAGTATAAAAAATTGGCTCCTTTCGATAGAAGAGGTTAGGAAAGCGTGGGATGCCCTTAGTTCTGTCTGGAATAAAATTACTGGGTTATTTAGAACAAATACCGCTGAGGCTGGAGAAAGCATAAAATCTTTTTCAACCTCGTCAACTGGTCACATTACTAATGTTAAAGATTCCTTTAATGCATTTTATAGTGCAGTTAATAAAGGAACTCCTGATATTACAAATAATACCCAAAAGATAACTGGTGGGTTTCAAGAATTATATTCAAAACTGGAAGGGATAAAACCAGCGAACGTTAATAATCTTAATCCACCCGTAAAAGACCTTGCCGAAAATACCCAAAAAACCACTCCTAAAGTTGACGAGATTGCTGATTCGATTAAAAAACTTGGAGATGTCTCAGAAAGTTCAGCAAGTTCCATTAAAAAGGTAAAGGAATCTCTTAAAGACATTCAAGAATCTAAGATTTATATAAATCCTGATATGGGACTACCAGAAGCACTTACCAAAAAGAAAATAGAAGAAACACACCAAAAACTTATCAACCTATTTAAAGAAGAAGAAATGTTTATGCCAGAGCCTGGCGAAATCTGGATACCCACTATCTGGATAAATCCCGACTTTCAACTCCACGAGGACGTAACTAAAAAGAATATAGAAAAAATACATCAGAAATTGATTGATATGTTTAATGAAGAAGTAACGTTTATGCCAGAGCCTGGCGAAATCTGGATACCTACTGAATATATAAATCCTGATATTCAACTCCACGAAGACCTGACTAAAAGGAATATAGAAAGAATGCACGACAAAATAACTAAAATGTTTGCTGAAGAAGAAAAATTTACGCCTGGAACTGTAGAAGAGTGGGTATTAAATGTTAAGGCAGACGTTAATGTTGGGTTTGGTGATCTATATACTGAAGCTAATAAACTTGCCCCTGAGTTAGATAAGATTACTTATGGAATGGGAGATTTTAGAAAACTAATCCGTGATACTGATGATGCTATAAAACAGATCACTGTTGGTATGGGAGACCTGTATACAGAGGCAGATAAGTTATACCCTAAAATTGTGGATGTTACACAAGGTTTCGGTGATTTCCGAAAAGCAATACGTGATAGCGAAGACCCTGTCATACAAATTACCGTTGGCTTTGGCGACTTATACTCGGCAGCAGATAAGTTATATCCCAAGATTGTGGATGTAACACAAGGCTTTGGTGACTTTCGTAATGCGATTCGTGATAGCGATGACCCTATTATACAGATTACAGTAGGATTTGGTGATCTGTATACAGAAGCAGAAAAACTTTATCCCGAAATAATTAATGTGACACAAGGTTTCGGGGATTTTCGCAAGGCAATCCGTGAGTCTAATGATCCCGTTATACAAATTACCGTTGGCTTTGGTGACTTATACTCGGCAGCGGATAAGTTATACCCTAAAATAGCGGAGGTTACGCAGGGCTTTGGTGATTTTCGCAATGCAATTCGTGATAGTGAAGACCCAGTCACACAGATTACCGTTGGTTTTGGTGACTTATACTCGGCAGCAGAGAAGTTATACCCTAAGATTGTGGATGTGACGCAAGGTTTCGGTGATTTCCGTAATGCAATTCGTGATAGTGAAGACCCAGTAAAAAACGTCTCTATTGGTATGGGAGATTTATATAAACAAGCAGAACTCCTTTACCCTGCCCTCATAAATGTAGCTCAAGGTGCTGGTGATTTCCTACTTGCAATACGCAAAACAGAGGACCAGCCTAAAAAGGTTACTTTTGGTATGGGAGATTTTTATCATTTAGTGAACCAAACGTATCCAGAGTTAGACAAGGTTACTTATGGACAGGGAGACTATTTAAAAGCTATATATGACACCGAAGATCCGTTAGAAAGACTTACTTACGGGATGGGGGATTTTAGAGCAGCCATAGATGATATAAATAAAACCATCCCCGGGTTTGGCGATTTTCTTAAGGCAGAGCTAGAAGCAGGGGAACAGGCAAAACTGGTATCGTTTATGTTATCCAATATTAAACCACCATCAGTTGGCGTTACAGCTCCTTCTGTAATTGACTTAAGTAAGATTGGCGTAGAATATGGGAAAATTGACCTTACCGCATCGATGTCAGACTTAACTCTCAGTACCGATGAAGCAGATAAGTCGATAATTGATTTAAGTCTATCGCTTGATAATTTTAAAGATAAAGTAGAACAGACTGGCGGAACAGTTCTTGATTTAGGAAATATCCTTAACAAACTGCCTGGCGGATTCCAAAAAATAGCTAAAGTTTATAATGATGTCTCTCTCGCCATAAAAGATGCAGCGACAGATCAGGGTAAGTTTATAGAAGACCTCATAGATGTAGC